GACACGTTGTCGAACGTGGCGTACAGCACCTCCTGTACTTTCTTCAGATCGTCGGCGCTCGGCTCATACTGCGCACCTTTCATGGTGTTTCCGATCAAGCGCATTTTCTCGCGCACAGCAGTAATGCGTTGGCTGTTAAGACGTAGGAATTTGTGCCGACCGTCCTCTACCGTAGTCATGGTGGAGCCGCATACCGGGCATACGGCTTTTTGTCCGGGCATAGCCGATACAACACCATACGGCGGAGACTGCAATTCGGCCTTGTCGTTGCCCTTGCGTGTCTTGACCATAATCAGACGGGGCTTTCCGTCCTTATCGACGCCCACAGCGCCACCGGAGAAGTCACAGCCCTCATGCGTGCAAACATACAGTACCGGAGTAAGTTTCTTGTTATCCATAGTGTGTGTCTCCTAAAAGGTTATTGGACTGATAGTACACTGTTATGGCCCCTCTGTTATCGTGTCACCAAAGCGCGAGTGTTACCCACAGCGTCAACCAAACAATCTCACGCCAATTTGCCATAGTCCGCATCCTCCATAGTGTTATCCAACAGACCGTGTGCAGCACACGTTGTCAGTAGTGAGTCGAATGACAAGTCGCGAATGGCCTCGCGGCAAAACCCTGCCGTAACCAATGTATCTATTAGCTGTGCTCTACTCATTCGCCGCAGTACTCCTGTTCAGCGGACAGGCTGTATTCGGTATCCATGTTATCAGTTAGTTGAAGCGGCTGATGTACCGATCCAAGACCCGATGCACGATACAGCCCGTCAAATGTTGAAAGATGCGGATATGTCTCGTACAGCCGCGACATGTTAGCCCGCACACTCTGAGGTTCAATCTGTAGTATAGTCGCCGCGTCGTCGGCGGTCATGTCGAGGAAGGCGGGCGAACACAGCACGTAGCATCGCAGCGCCGTATACGGCACGCGTTGGCCACAATCAAGTCCCAGATCATTTGCCCGTTGCATAGTAGCATATATAAGGTCGTCTATGCGCTCAATGAGTGTTTGCATGTTGTTCCCCTCGTAGCAGTGTGTGAGGGGCCATAACAGCATACTATCGTCCATCGTCCTGTTACCCTTGACATTTGACAGACTCCCGGTGATACGGCTATCCATCTCGGTCGGTTCTGTACGGTCGGTCGCGAGATACAGGCTACAGTGTGAAAGAGCGTGCTACTGTTGATAGTATACCCTATCCCGTCGGATAGTGCAAGCTGGTCTTGCTATAATTCCCCGGATTGTTGACAGATAGTGTTATGGGACGGATTAACCTTGGCTGGTCTATGGTATGAAATCAAGAGTCTTATATAGTACTACGTGCTATAGTCACTACAGTAGTCATACAGCATACACTTACTACAGTGTGTCATAGATGGTACAGACGCTGTAGTTGATAAAGGTAGGTTTACGCCCTTCAAATGCTTGTCTCGCGGGCAGGGGTAGGTAGCAGCAGTGACACTGAAACGGGGAAGGTATATGCCGTTACAAATTATATAGCATGCTTTCAGAAAAGAGTACTTTACCATCCTGTAACACATTACTGGCGTCGTTCAGTACATATTGCTACGTACAAAGATACACACACTAATATCACGTATATACTACCTATTATGATTCTTTCAGTCATTTGTTTCATCCTTCCGTTTTGTTGCACTGCGAGCACTGATCTCATCCCACAAGCACAGTCCCCCTATCAGTACTGTGTATACTATCAAGGGGGACCAGGTGTATAACCAATCAAGCATTATTTATCCATCCGTTTTTGTTGCGTTTAACAAAGGTGTTGTGACGACAATCCCATCGGTATGGGCTATCTGGGGGATAGTAATAGCCATAGTTACTACACCCTTTACAAAATAGGAAAAATCCAATTATTGACACGATAATCCATATACAAATCATTTCAGTCTCGCTATCAAGTACATTACCACAACTGCATCTACCATTAGTTTTAATATCAGCCAGCCCACTGTCAGCCAATCAAATGTCTTCACGTAGCAACCCCTGCAACTTTATCCAAGCATCATAGTAATCAAGATATACCTTACAGTCGAAGTATTGTGGACAATTATGACACACCTGTCGAAAGTGCTTACCCATACACCGTGTCATTTTGCTTTTAGATTCCACATACGCCTTAACTACGGTCTTCATCCCTGATCCTATCAACATAACCATGGTCTATATCAATACTTATGGATTTGTGTATAGTGTTACAGCCTCACAAGGTCATTTTTAATATGATCTATCAATTCTTGCAACTCGTCGGTTGTAAACTTCTTCACTTTATACTGCAACTGATTCAACTCCTCCAGAATGCAATTGCCATATTTTTGTTGCAAGTATACAGCGTAACCTGCCTTGTTACCCTCTCTAAACCTATTGCATTTACGACACTGTATGTGACAGTTCTCTCGCCTATATCTACCGGCATTATGGTTACGTGAAATAAAGTGGCCACAGTCCATTTCCTTCCAAGGAAGAGCTTGACCGCACGAACAACAATGTCCATAACCACAGGCATCGGCTTCACTTAAGCGAATGTACTTGCTCCACAGTTCATCTGCTTTGCGCTTTAGTGTACTGACACTGCGATGTTTAACCTTGTTTAGTATCATCGACTGACCTCATTTTAGCAATACAAAAATCCCGCGTGATCTTGTCGTCGGCCCCGCCCATAAAAAACTCAATGCAGTTCTTCAAGCATGATACTACTTCATCAATACTTAGATTATCAGAGTCAATATAGTCGCACGCGTTGGCAAAAACATCGCGTCGAAACATGTGGAATGGGTTATAATCATCAGACATTAGAACGACTCCTTAACTTTGTCATCATGGACAGCCGGATTGAACCTAACAACCTTAGGCGACGGCACACGCTCAAATGAGAAACACTGGGGATGCGTCTCTCGCATCCTGCACATCATATCGACTATGTGCTGGTAGGTCGAATTAAGGGCCCTGGCAGCCTCTCGGTAGGTCAAACCACCCAGGTCGGGGTGTATGAGTCGGTACACGTCGAGTTGACGCTTCGTAGGCCATCTAAAGAAGTCCGCCGATGGGTTGCGGCCGACCAGTCGGTTGAGCCAACGATAGGCTGTTACACGACTAACACCCATTTTTGCGGCTGCGTCGTCCACAGACACGTTTCCCCCGAGAGGGTGAACCATTTTGTAAAGCTCAATGTGCTTGGGATTACCTATAAAAGACACGGTGAAGTCAGTGTTACCGTTCAGACTGGCCAATGCCTCAGTTATGTCGTCGGCTGAACTGAGTTTATTCAGTTTGGGTCTTTTTTCCTCAGTTTCATAATGACCATTTTCAAGTTCTTCCTTCACTGGTGGCACATCTTCGTTCTTGTTCTTATCGTACCACTCCTCAACCTCCTTCTTTTGTTCCTCAGTGCAGTTGTCCAAATCATATTCTTCGCCAAACACTTCCATCATAGCTCCTTTCAAATATGTTGTTCCCCTCTATAATATGGGGTTTCTATAGACTTTCGTTGCAGCAATCTTTCAGGCAACTCATCTCTCTATAATACCCCAAATTGTTGACCGATACAGGCACTTCGGCGACCAAAATGGCATAAATTTTAACAATTTTTAACAAAAATCGCAAAATGTCAAAAATTAGTGATGAAAAACCACTATGCTACGCTTGACTATAGAAAGATGAAGAGGGAGGTAGGAGGGTGATGGTTAACCCCGTTGGGGGTTAACACTTGAGGATTCTTCTCAAGAATCCTCAAGGGTTAATAGGGGGAAGTACGTGACCCAGCGTGATGAAATGTTAGTTACAAACGACAACACTACACCGGAAGTAGTTATTGATAATCAGTTCCCTGAAAATCATGCTCGCGGTAGACATGATTATCAGAAAGAGTATAGCGACATTGCATGTAGATTGGCGGCGGCAGGTTTTAATGAACAGGATATAGCATACGCGCTGGGAATATCTAATAGTAAGTTGCAATATTGGAAGAACGCACACCCTGAATTGAGAGTGGCTTGTGAAGAGGGACGTCGAGAAGTAAAGAAGCGCGTTGTTGCTCAGTTGATTAAGCAAGTGCTGGGATACAATTACACTGAGAAGAACATCAAGCACACTTATGATACTGACGGATCACTGTTGAAGTCCGAAGATAGTGAATTTCATAAGGAAGTTCCTGGCAACGAGCGCCTGCTTGTGTTCCTGTTGATGAACCTTGATCGTCAGCTTAAGGACCATGAGTGGGAGAACATAAATAAAGTTGACTTGTCTGAGTCTCAGAGTATCAAGGTTGTTATTGATGGCAAGTCGGCTCGTGACCAGATAGCAAAATTGGCTGGGGAACTCAATGCGAGCACAGGAGTTTGCACGGATAGCGAGTGATCCTGATACTCTACTTGAGTCTATTCCCCGGTCATTACCTGAGAATATTAAGTGGAGACAAGCTTTACATACATTACTGGCCGAGAACGAGACTGCCAGAAAGTTGTTTTTATACAATGCGTCTTTGAATCCGGCCATAATGTTTAATTCGTGCTACTGGACCTTCAATCCTAAGCACGAGTCAAGACTTCGCAACGTACCATTTATTCTTCGTCCAGCACAAGAAGTCGCTATAAAGACATTAAAGCGTGCTATCGACGAAGGATTCGACGTTGCGATTGATAAGAGTCGCGAGGAAGGAGCCTCGGAGATTCTGTGCAAGTTATTCTTGCACTACTGGCTATTTGAGCCAGATACCTACTTGTTGGTAGGTAGCCGCAAGGAAGAGTTGGTGGATCAGTCCACTGACATTAAGGCTGGTCGGGTCATAGGACCTCACCAAACGCTCTTTCATAAAATTCTATATGGACTTGCTAATCTACCTGTATGGTGGAAGGTGCAGTTTACTAAACGTCATCGCTTCTTACAGAACCTTGAAAATGGCTCTATGATTGAAGGCGAGGCTACCAATGAGTCATTCGGCGCAGGCAACAGAGCAACTGCGGTTCTCATAGACGAGGTAGCGCGTATAGAGCCTGAGCCCGCCCAGTATATTATTGATAACATACATGACACAACGGCCTGCTGTATATATAACTCGACTCACTTCCGTTGGGGGGCAGGCCATCCATACGCTAAGCTATTGCGAAGTAATAAGATAGAGATTATCACACTGGGATGGGAGGACAACCCTGAGAAGAATGTTGGGATGTATCGTTCTCCCAAGAAGGGATTCGTCGAGATCAAGGATATTTCTTATTACAAGAGAAATTATCCAGACGTATTCCTTTTCATACGTGATAGTCAGGTAGTGGAAGTAGAAGAGTGCCTGGATAAAAAATATCCAGAACTACGGTTTGTAGCTGACGGTGGCGAATCTAATTTCGGACACTGGAGAAGCGTCTGGTTTGATAAAGAAGTTCTTGATCGCGCTCGATCCACTATGGATATTGCTCAGAACATTTTGAGAATACCACAAGGATCGGCCGACATGTTCTTTGATAACGCGATGGTTGAGAGGATTAAGACGAGATTTGTTGAGCCGCCCACGAGACGCTATGACATTAAATGGACTTACTCGGAGGACGGAAAGGTAAAGGATTTTTCTTGTCAAGAGCAATCTAAAGGAAGGTTAAAGTGGTGGGGAGATTTGGTCAGCGGCCGTCCTAACAAAGAACACAATTATGTAGTAGCCTGTGATATTTCTTTTGGTAAGGGTGCGTCGAACTCCGTTGCTGCGGTTTGTGATGTTAATACATCTGAGATTGTGGGGATGGCCGTTGACCCATTCATGAGTATCACTGACTTCGCTGATTATGCGGTGGCATTGTGTAAGTGGGCTAACAATGCCTACCTTATTTGGGAAGCAAATGGACCAGGGAACGAGTTCGATCATCGTGTACATTTCAATCAGTATGCTCGTGTCTATATTTCTAAACCTGAGCGTCAGCGTGTTCGGCACCAACAAAACTTACGAGGGTGGCAGAGTACGCCGGGAATAAACGGTAGCAAAATTGACATGCTTAATCGTCTCGACGCAGCACTAATGGAGAGCCTGCGGGATGATAAGACCGGTACGTATATAGTAGTACACGATGAAGAGGCACTCAGAGAATTGGATGATTACATATTTGATGTTCACAAAATTGACGTCAATCCATCCAACTCAGTAACGGATTCCTCTGGTGCTAAGTATGCTCACGGTGATCGAGTTATTGCTATTGGCATGGCTGTGCTTGCTGTGGAATTATCTCCTAAGGCGGTAATTCAGCGAAAGAGTGAGCCGCCCGTTGAGTCCGTAGAGTATAGAATGCGAGAGTCTAAGGCTGAAAAGATTAGATTGAAGTCACTGAGTCACAATAGACAATATATGTATTAAAGTATGGCACATCCGCTTAAAGAAACCAATAAGAAGCTTAACTTTGTGAGACGTCTTCAGCGTCTTGCAAAGACATGGCAGACATATATTGAACCCGCTACCTTTCACTCCCAGAAGATGTGGATGGCTCTGGCCAGCGGTTACTATGACAGAGGGTATCAACGAAATCACACTATCAATTTGATTGATCGTGGTGTATCGACGCTGGTTCCGTTCTTGGCTGACGGCAACCCCAAAGTTATGGTAGGCACTAAGATTCCTGAATATCAGGGATGGGCTTATACGACTCAGTTGGCTATTAACTACTTCTTGCAGGACATGAAGTTTGCTGAGCGGGTATTGATTCCCGCAGCGCGCAACTCACTGATGGATGCAGCCATTACGCGAACATCTATCATGCATCATCGCAACTATGAGCGACAAGAGGGTGTATACAAACTTGGTGCTCCTCATGTGGAAGTGGTTACACTGTCCAACTATATTGGAGACCCGTCAGCTAAGCGTCGTGAAGACTTCATTATAGAGGGAGATGTTTATAAGCTTCCTACTGAGTATGCCAGAGAGTTCTTTGGGCCTAAGTACGCTGATTCTATTATATCTGACGGCAAACTCCTGGAAGATTGGAGTCCTCAGCAAATAGGAAGTGAAAGCTTCGACAAACAGTCTATATCGGTACGCGACTTTACGACCTTTATAGATTTGTACCTGTATGATGAGGGTGTAATTGTTACTATAATGCCCGAGGGCAAAGACACTCGTATCATAAACACAATTGAGTGGGACGGTCCTGAGGGTGGACCGTATGACTTTTTGGGATACAAGTACATTCAAGATGTACCTATCCCATTGCCGCCTGCTTGGTCCTGGCATGACATGGACGTTACCATGAACATGCTTATCGAGAAGATGAGACAGCAGGCTGAGGGACAGAAGAATCTAATTGCGGTGCAGGGTACGGCGGATGCAGAGAAGGTCCGCGAAGCACCCAACAACGGCATAGTTACTTTTGATGATCTTAGTGGCATTCAGCAACTGGCTATGGGTGGCGTGAATCAAGGCAACTATGAGTGGGTAAATTACATTGAAGGGGAGTTTTCTCGCACTGGTGGCAATGCCGACGTGTTGGGTGGTCGTAATGTAGAGGCGCCGACGCTGGGTCAAGAGAAGATGTTGTTTAACAACTCTACTCGCATTGTCAACCACATGGAGAACCGCTTCCAAGACTTCATGATCTCTGTAATCAAGAAGCTGGCCTGGGCCTTTTGGGTTGAGCCGACTACGTATGTTCCTGTAATCAAGGAAGTTCCTGGGCTGGGAAACATACCAGTAGTGTTTAATGATCGATCCAAAGTTGGAAACTTTTATGACTTTACTTTTGACATTACGCCATACTCGTCTCAGCGTGAGTCGCCCGAGGCACGATTCCAAAAGGTGATGATGTTCATGAGCCAGTGGATTCTGCCGACCATTCAGTTGGCGTCTGCACAAGGGGCTCAGATGGACTTCAATAAGGTCAACGAGATACTGGCGCAGTATCTTGGATTAGACGACTTCCATCAGTGGTATAAGACCGCCACACCCTCAAACACTATGGAGGGTTTGGTGAATTACAAAATGATGCCCGGCT